CGGGCCACACTCGAGCCGGTAGAGATCGCCGCCGTCCTCGCCGCCGAACGTCTCGACCGTGTGGGGGAACCGTTCCGCCTCGACCCAATCCGTCGAGTAGCGGACATGGCTCCGCGGCTTCCCGTGGGAGTCGTGCGACCATCGCCCACATGTCCGACACCGGTAACAGGGCCAGAGATACTCGACCTCCCATGTCGGGTGGAGCTTGAGGATTTCTCCGAGCTCGTTCTTGACGAGGATCGTCAGCGACCCGTCCGAGGGGACTCCGACAACCTCGCACCGGACCTCCCGGAACAGGAGCTTGATTCCCTGCCGGACCGGGATCCGGTACTGCTGCCGCATACGGGCGAACGCCTCATCCCGCGCCGGCGCCAGGAGCCGGCCCTTGATCGCCCGGGTGGCTGTCTGTCGGCGGACCGTCCTCGAGGTCCGGTTCATCGGAGGACCCGTAGCATCGCGCGCTCGTTCTCGCGGGCTTGCCGTGTCGCCGCCCGGAGGAACGCCGCCATAAACGAACGGGAGACGTCCCGGGCGATCGGGCGACCGGTCGCGAACCGGCTGTAGTCCCGCTCGACGGGGTGGAGCCGTGGCGCCTGAGTTGCGATCCTCGAGGTGAGCCCGTGCCGGCCCTCCTCGATCGCGATGTGCCCCCACCCGCGCGGGAGCTCCCCGGCTTGGAGGACACCGGCGGGACACACGAGCCACCAATAGTCGACGTGGCCCATGAACTCCGCGGACTTCTCCGGCTCCTTCAACTCCCGGAGCCAATCGCCGCGGGACACTTTGATCTCGTGACCGTGGAGGGCGAGGCCCTTCGACGGCCAGAGGTCGAGGGCCACGTAGTCGCATGTCCTCACGGCGTCGAACCCGGCATGAGATCGGACCTGAGCGGCGCCGACGTAGCGGGGACCGTTGCCGGCCTCCACGTTGTAGCGGCGGTCGAGGGTCTGCGCGACCTGCCTCTCGGTGACCTTCACGCCTCCAGCTCCCGCGGTGCGAGCCCGAGGAGGGCGGCGTTGTCTCCGAGCGCGCGGAGGAGCGCGTCCGGCCCACCCTTCGCCGGCGTCACGACGAGGTGGATCGTCTTGTCCTGGACAAACTCGATCCCGGGCGGGCGGGTGAGGATCTCGCCGGACACGAGGTCGTGGATCTCCTCCCCGTGAGCGTCGAGGGCGGGGACTCCATCCTTCGCGAGGTCGAGGAGCGACTTCACGAACGCCGGCGCCACGCTGTCGACCGGGAGCGGTGTCGTGGTGACGACATGCTCCGGCCACACCTCACGGCAGTAGTCGAGGAGGGTTGCCGGGTCTGTCACTTTCCACTCCGACCGCTGCGGATCGCGGCGGACGTTCCCGAGGAGGTCCTCCTCCTCCGAGGAAAGCTCCGCGACCTCCCGCTGTCCGGGCCGGTTGAACGCCTTCTCCGCCGCCGCCCGGACCTTCTTCTTCTGAGCTGCGATGAGTTTCTCCAGGTTCGCCAGGACGAGGAGCTCGTAGGACACGCGCTCCCGGTCCGACATGCTCGAGGGTGGAGCGGGGACTGTCGGCTCGATCACGTCGCCGGCGATCGGGGCGGAGAGCGGCTCCGCGAGCGGGTCGCCGTTCATCGGGAACCCTCCGCGATCGCCTCGTGTTGACCCTCGAGCGCGATTCGTCGCTCCTCCTCGAGCTCCGCCTCCCAATACTGAGCCGCGATATTCCAGTTCTCGGAGGTCGCCGTATCGAGGGTGACGGGCCACCCGGTCCCGCGCTCCTTCTGCTGCGCGAGGAGCCCGATCGTCGCTTCCCGTCGCTGCTGCTCCGTCCAGTCCGGGTGGAGGGCCTGGAGGGCGTTACGGTGCCGGGCTCGAGCTTGCGGGAGCGCCGGCGCGTGTCCCTGCTGCGGGGCCTGAGCGGGCCTCTCCTGGACGTTCGCCGGCGGCGCGCCCTGACGGTCAGTCGGGACGTCCTCGACGCGCTGCTCGCCGGGGAACGGGTCCCCGGGCTCGCCCTGCGGGAGTTGCTGCCCTTCCGGGGTGCGCCACCCGTTGCCGGTCTGCGACGCCTGCTCCGGATCGAACTCCGCCGGCCTGCCCTGAGCTTTTGCGGCCTCGATCGCGCGGTGCTCGTCCTCGCGGACGTCGCGGACCGGCTCGGACTCCTGCCGGGCCTCCGAGGTTGCGGCGTCCGGGTCCTGCCCGCCCATCGCCTCGTCCGGCGCTGCCTCCGGGATCCCGTCCTGGACGTCCGTCGCGTCGCCCTCGTCCGCGGACTCGTCGGTGAGGTCCGGCATCCCGATCAGGGTCCCCATCACGATAGGCCGGAAGCTGCCGCCGTTGTAGAGCCCGAGCCCGAATTGATCGCCGAGGTTAATCGCGCATCGCTTGAGGGCGAGCGACGTCGCGGACCGGAGGGCCATTCCGTGAGCGTCGCCGCGCTTCTGATTCTCTGCGGTGTCGGCGGCGGAGTCGTCGTAGGTGGCGACCACCCGGCCTGTCTGATCTTTGATCCGGAGCCGCATCGTCACCCGGTAGCAGACGTCGAACCGGGTCGCGGCGGTCACGAACTCGTCCGGCTTTTGCCGGCGCGGCGTCTCGAACACGAGCTCAGAGGAGAGGATCTCGTCCTCCCAATTGCCGAATCCGAATATCCGGATGAGGTGAGCGCGAATGTCCTGCTGCGGGACGGCGGCGTGACCCTTGCCGTCGTTCCCGACACGCTCCTCCCGGATCGGGCGAAGTAGCTGCGTGACCTGAGCTCCGGTGAGCCCGTTCGCTGCAACATCGTTTGTCATCGTGAGGTCCTGTCGGAGGAGGGGGCTTGCGTGACGATTCCGCCGAACTCGCACGACGGTTTGCGGTCCAGGTCTGTCTCGTAGGCCCGGGTCGAGCATTCGATCAGAACGACGTCGCCCGGCTTCACGGTCGCGGCCTGCCGGAGCGGGCCGTCGAGGTCGTATTCGCGACCCTCCACGGTGACGATGACGCTATCGGGGTCGGACACTCGCCCGCTCCACCCGCCGTCGTGAGGATCGGAGACGACGATCTTCGTCACGGGGCCCTCGTGCTTCGTGACGATCGGCGGCGGCGGCGGCGTGTAAGACTTCCCGGGGACCGGCGCCGCGTCGAAAATCATCTTGAACGGGAGCGGCCCGAACGTAATCAACAGGACGATAACGGCGGCGGCGAGAGCCACAAATGGGAGAACGAGCTCCCCGAGGATAGCGCCGGCGGCGCTACGCGGCGCGCTCATCGGGCGCCGCCCATCACGTGACCGTGACACTTGCACGAGATCCGGTCGCAATCCGCCGGCGGGAGCTCCCACGGGGCGCCCTGCTCCTCGACCCACGTCATGCCGAGCGGGTCGACGCGCGTCCCCTCGAACCCGTGAGCCGCGATCAGGGCGTCGAGTTCGGTCCGGGAACGCTTCACCCGGTCGACGGCGAACCGGTCCGTCCACCCTCCGCCCGCGCTCGAGGCGTTGAGGCGGTCACGCTCCATTCGGGAGTACAACTGGAGGGCGATCTGCCACGCCTCCTCGCGGGTCGTAGTGCTGCTGTCTGTAGCTGAGGTAGTCATCCTCTGGAGTCCTGTCTGTAGTCGGGCGACGTGGCGGTTAGGCGGAGGCCGGCGCGCTGGTCTGAGCCTGCCAGTTAGCTCCGACACGTCCAGCGGACCGCACGAGCTCCCGGAGGGTGCCGAGGTCGATATCGAGCTCGTCGGCGATATCGAACATCGTTTGAGTCTTGGGAATGTCGTTGTTCGTTTCGAGCCGGATCACGGTCGAAACGTGGACGTCGACCATCGCCGCGAGCTTGTCGCGACTGAGGCCCTTTGCTTCACGCTTTGCGCGGACGAGAGCCGCGACGCTCTGAGGAGTAGTAGACATGTGTCAATTATGACATGGCACGCTTGCCCACGTCAACACGTGACGAGACCCCCGGAGTGTGAGTCTCCGAGGGTCTCGAGCCGGTCCGCGCGCTGTGCTTGGATACTGCCGCGATGAGCCTACTTCTTCGGCGGCGTCTTGCGGCCCTTCTTGAGTGTCTTACCCTTCCCGCCCTCGTTCCCGGCGAGGCGTCCGTCCTTCTTCCCGCCCGGCTTCGGGGGCCCGCCGCGTTCCGCCGGCCCTTGCGAGTAGCCGGTCAGCTTCGCGAGGGTCGCCTCTGTCTCTGCCGGGTCGACCACTGCCGCCCGCTCGAATGCTGCCTTCGTTACCACCATGTCGATCTACCTTCCGTCCGGTTCAATCAGGGCCCGGCGGGGCGCCGTCCCCTCCGTGTCAGGGTTCGCCGCGAGGAACGGGACGAACCGCTGTAGCCATACCTCGACGGCGGGGACCGCCATAACGCGGGTGATCGCGCCGGCGATCGTCAGGAGAACCGCCGCCCACCCGGTAGCTGCCTCCGGGGATCCGTCCGCCGCCGCTGAGTAGATGAGCGGGAGCATCGCTGCGACGCCGACGATGCCGGCGAACACGGTCCGGATGACACGCCGGGCCCCGTTGAGAGTGAGCGGCGCGGTCACGGCGTAACCGTGAGCCCGAGCCGGGTCAGACTGTTGGGCCCGGGAACGCCGTCCGCCTCGTCGCCGCGGTAGCCGAGGCTGTACTGCCACGCGCCGAACGCCTTGAGGGTCTCCCCGTTCCGGGACACACGCCCGTCCACGTCGAGGCCCGGCGCCGGCTTGAGCTTCGCGTTGAGCTCCCGCTGAATGTTCTTCGTGTCCTCGTGCTCGTCGCCGTTCGCCTCCGTGAAGAACTTCCGGACGGACGCGAGCGACACCTGATGAGCCCGGTCCACGTTCGGCGCCGGATCTTCCGCCTCAATCACCTTGAGAAGCTTTGTGAACCATCGCTTCGTGTCGCCGGCGGCGGCGTTCGTCCGCATGATCGAGGTGTGCCAGTGGTGATCGTGCGGAGAGGCCCCGTAGTAACGCTTCGGAGCCCAATCGTTCGTCCGGCTCCAAATCTTCGGGTAGCTGTCGCCGGGGAGGTAGTGGATCAGATACCAAATCCGATCGACCGGGTTCGCCTTCTCCGTGGCGATCAGGTCCGCGATCAGGAGCTTGTGCCATTCCCGCTGAGCTTCGGTCGTGCGGAGGCCGGCGATCCCGTGGGAGCTCGTGGTCAGGTCGCCGGCGCGGATGATGCCGCCGGCGCGGTAGTCCGGGTTGTGATCGGAGCGGGTCGCCTGGTGCGACGCGTTCCCGAGCCACCCGTCCGACGCCTTCGACCGCTTCGGCTCGATCGTGTTGTAGTCGCGGAGCTCCGCCTCGAGACTGTTCGCGACGTAGTAGGCCCGGCCCGGGTAGAGGTCGGGGAGCGGGGCGAGGTTGAACCGCCCGATCCCGCGGGGCCATACGGGGGTGAGGTTGCGGGGGTCGATTTCCTCCTCGTCCCCGAACTCGTAGGGCTCCGGGAGCGTGTCGCAATCGTGCGACATGAGGAGGGTTCGGGCGTCGAGTAGTGCGAGCTCGTTCATGAGCGGGTCCTTTCCGTGGTGAGGTCGGTCCCGAATGAGAATCGGAGCCGGAGTCCGTTGTGATCTGTTGCGTTCGGGAATCGGCGGAACGGGTCGGTGACTACCACTTCCGCGTCGAGGAGACGGACCGGCCTCGAGGTGAAGAACTCATCGAGCCACTTCCCCTCCGATTGGGTCCGCTTGTAGCCGTGGTGAGTGTTGAGGGTGTCGCCGTCGACGTCCTCCTCCGCGAGCCGGGTCCGGACGTCGAGGAGCCCGCCGGCGCGCATGACGGACCGGACGCCGAGGGACGGGTAGGTCGGCGTGTCGTTAATGTCGCCGGCGCCGACGATCGCCGTCCGGGCGGGATCGAACTTGAGCTCCGCGAGCCGGTCGAGGATGAACTTCGCTTGTCCTCGCCGCGCCGCCTGCTCACCCTTGAAGTGGACGCCGAGGTGAGTTGCCCACCCGACGAACGAGCCGCCCGTCGACCTGGACTCAAGCTCGGTCAGGACGAGCCGGCGAGCGTCCTCCGTTCCGTTCGGCATGTCCCATGAGCGCGCGGAGAGCTTCCGCCACTTCTTCTCGTCGTAAAGCATCCCCACCTTTCCGCGGTGCTCGCACGCGTAGTCACCTCGAGGTCCGCCGTCGCTGTCGCCGGCGTTGAGGAAATCCACGAGGTCGGGAACGACGTCCTCGTAGTCCGTCTCTTGGTAGAACATCACGGACGGGCGAATGTCGGGATGCTGGAGCATCGCCCGGAACGGGATCCGCCGCTTCGACCACGGGTGCCCGTCGGTGAGCGAGGAGGAGAATAGCCGCGAGTTGATCTGCAACGCGCGGACGGTCGTCACTGTCATTTCGTCGTGTCCTTGTCGTCGTCGGGGTCGTCCGGTTCCTTCGGGAGACGCGGCGGCTTCCCGAGGCGGGCCATAGCGCCCGGGTCGAGCTTCTCCAGCTCGAGGGCTACAGCGTCGTCCCAGTCCTCGTGTTCTGGCCACCACGCCGCCACGCGCCGCCGCCACTGTCGGAGCCCGCGAACTTCCGTGTCGAGGCGGGTCGCGATGTTGAGGGCGAGCTGTCCCGCGCCCACTTCTTTGTCCGCGACCACCTTCGCCGCGTTCGCTTTCGCGCCGAGCCGCGCCGTGAGGTAGGCGCCGACGACGGCGATAATCGAGCCGAGGAGATAGAGCCACTGTGCTCCTGTCATACCGAGCACAGTTTCGAGGGCGATCACTTGCCCTCTCCGGATCCGGTCATGCGTCCGAGGTCGTCGGTTCGGTCCTGCTCGTCGTCGTGTAGTTCCGCCACGTGTCCGCCTCCGTCGAGGAATAGCTTTCCGTCGTCGCGGAGGAGTGTTCCGTCTACCTGCTCCGCGACGCGTTCCTCGATCGCTACCGGGTCCGGCCAAGAGGCCATGAGTACCACCATGAGCGAGATCAGGACGTAGACGAGGGCGCCGGGGAGCCGGTCGTAATTGGCGCCGTCGAACGGGTTCACGGCGACGAGGAATGACACGGCTCGTTCACACGGTCCGAGAAATAACAATCCGAACGCGATCGCCTGCCATTTATGGTCGGCGCACACGGCGACCGCGACGACGCCGGGGAGCGCCCACAACGCCACCCGGAACCACGTCGGGAGATGGGTGTGGATGAGGTCGGGGGCGTAGTCGTTCGCGTGGATCACGGACAGTCCGACCGCGACGTAGATCAGACCGAACATGAGGAGCACGAGCCCGCGATATTTGAGCCGGTTTGCGATCCGCCGCCGGCGACCGTTCGCCCTGCCGTAGAGCGCTCGCGTGAGGGTCCACGCGCGGGACGTCACGGTGTCGGCTCCGGCCCGCCGTCGGCGTCCGCGGGCGTGACGTCCTCGGACGGCGGGGTCGGAGTCTCCTCCCCGTCGTCCAGGAGGGTGAGGTTGAGCTGAGTCACGGACACGCCGATCTCGAGGGCCTTGAGCTGCCATTCGGAGAGGGCGGCGACCGCCGTCGCGAGCTTGCGCTGTTGGCTCCAGAGGATCAGACCATCCGTCCTCATCCCATATTCTTTCGCTTCCGCGTCGTACTCGAATACCACGTTCGCGCTAGCCATATCGCCGCCCTACTTCGTATAGGTGATTGTCAGTTTCGGGCCGGAGTACATGTAGCCATAGTAGGCAGAGGCGGAGGTGCTCGGACCCGGCCCGAAACCGAGCCCCCTTGTCGTGCCCGCTTTGAACTCGTTCCCGATCGCGACCGGGAGGATCTGAGTGTAGGTCGCCCCCTCCTTCTGTGACCCGAACGCCGCCCGTTCGGTGTTGACGTTGCCCGAGCTCCAGCTCGACGGCTTCGACGTGTAGTTGTGCGAGCTCACCCGGACCGAGATCCCGGCGCCGCCCCACGCATGTTTGACGCGATATTGCAACCGGACGGACTTCACGGTCGCCCCGGAGAGGGCGGACTGGATCGAGGCGTAGTCGAATCCGAACAGAGACTTCGTGTTCCCGTGAGTGCTCGAAATATAGCCTTGGTAGAGGTCGGCGGTGTCGTCGCCGTTCCGGGTTCCGTTGTCCTGGTCGTAGGACCGGCCCCACGTCGCCGCCCACGTTTTCGTGTAGGTGTTCACCGGGTCCGGTTGAGCCGGCGGTGTCGTGCCGCCCACGGTCGCGAACGACTTTTGACTGAGGGTGCCGGCGTCCGCGGCGGCGCCGTAGAGCCCGACGTCCTCGACGTAGACGACGAGGGCCCGGTCCGATCCGGCGCCGTAGATGTAGCCGAGCCCGGTTCCTGCCGCGCGGGCGAGAGTGATCGCGAAACGGACGTTCGCGTAGCTGCCGGCGGTCGAGAAAATCTTCTCCACGCTAAACCCGGTCGACACTGCCGAGCTCGCCCCCATCTGAATGCGCTTCGACCGCATGAGCGGGCTCGAGGCTGTCGGCGTGCTCCCGTCCGTCGTGTAGTTGATGCGGATATCGAACACGTCGCCGGGGTCGGTCGACTGGAGGTGCCCGTCGACCACAATCCGGTACAGCCGGCCCGCCCCGCTCGGTCCCATCGCGAACTCGTAAACCTTGTACTGAGTGCCGGTCGTGAGCGCGTTCCCGGTGCCGTAGCCGGACGAGGAAATGTCGTAGGCGATGATCCCGAGCGGGAGCGGTGACAGATACTCCGTCTCCAGGTCGAGCCCGCCGAGGGACACGGCGGCGGCGGAGATTGTGTCGGCGCCGATCGCGCCGAGAATGTTCGCGTTCGGAAGCTGGACCGTCTCGCCGTTGAGCGCCCACCCGGCGTTACCTTCGGCGTAGTCGGAGGACTGAACCCGATCCCATAGGACCTGGAGCTCCGGTCCTATGTAGTCGACCGTCCCCGCCCGGTGATAGGTCGTCTGCGTGAGGGCCTGGACCGCCGTGTATCCGTCCGGGACTGTCACCCGAACCTCGAGCGGGTTCCACGCGCCGGCGACGACACCCTCGTTCGACGGGATGATCTGCGCGAGGTGGACGCCGGACGAAACGGCGTCGCCGGTGGAGTTAGAGAACCGGAGCCGGAGCCGGACGTAGGTGTTCGGGATCACCTGAGCTAGGACTTCCGCGGACACGCGGACCTGAGCGGCGAACCGGACAACACGTCCCGCCTCGACGGGGATCAGGTCGGTGATCGCCCATGTCGTATCCATGCTCGAGGAGCCCGTCTCTGCTGGGTGGCTGTCTGTCGTGCCGGTGGCCCGGATCATTCGCGCGCCGGCGACCGGCGCCCCCTCCTCCGCCGGGATGATGCTCCAATAGGTCGGCGGGGTGCGTAGGTTCGTGACGAGCTGCGGGTCTTGGATCAGGTTCCCGGTGACTCCCACGGCGAGCCGGTCCGGGTCGAGGCCGGCCTGAGCTATCGCCGAGCTTGTGAGGGGGAGCGGTGCCCACACTCCGCCGGAGAATCGGCGAATCGAGAGGATCTTCGGGACGAGCTCGCCCGGCTCGAGGTCGGCGGTTTCATACCAAAGGTCGCCCTCGGAGCCGGTCGGCGGCGCGGTCCCCTGCCAGTAGGTTTCGATCTTCCCGTCCGCGGTCGTCTGTGCGGACTGAGCGGCGGCGAGGGCGGCGGCGGCGGACTGAGCGGCGAGGATCCACGTGTCTCCGTCGTAGCGGAGGAGGGTCCCAACCGGGTAGGTCGCCCCGAGGTAGGTTGCCGGGTTGTCCGCGACGAGCCACTGATCGCCGAACTCCGGATTGTCGTCCGCTTCGGTCGGCGCCGTGTCGGAGTAAAACACGGTCATCTTCCCGTCCGTGGTGGACTGGACGTCGGAGAGGCCAGCGAGGGCGAGGGCGGCGTCGGTGGAGGCCCTCGAGCCGGCGAGGATCCCGGCGGCGGCGTTGACGGTCGTCCCGTCCTCCCCGGTGACAGAGGATCGTCCGAGCTGCGCGGACCGCTCCAGGACCTCGAGGCGTCGGCGGAGCGCCACGAGCTCACGGGCGAGGAACGCCGCTTCCGCGCCTGGACTTGTCACTGCTGGACCGCCTGCCCATAGATGAACGAATCCGACCGAACGAGGGTCAGGGTCGCCCGATCCTCGCCGTTGAGTGCCCACCCGACGACGCGACTCCAGACCTCCACCCATCCGAGCCACGGAAGGTCGGCCTCCACGAGGATATCGTCCCCGATGTTCCACGAGTCGATCCGCGCGTTCGGGTGATCGCGGACGACGATCGAGGACACCTCGACGTCAAGGGATCGCCGGGCCAACTCGCCGCGCGACAGGGCCGTGAGTCGCGTTTTCGTGTCCGCCCCCTTGTCGGTGTAGACCGCCGGCCTGCGGAGCCTCCCGTCGCGTTGTGCGACCTCCGCGCGGAGCGACAGGGCGCCCTCGCCTTTCCCGATCCCGTAGACAGTGTTCGCGAACGCGTCGCCGTTGCGGGTTGCCTGGACCACCTCCACCACGTTCTCGCCCTGGACGAACGCGAGGTCCGTCCGGCGGTAGCCGAGGCGGGGATATTCGACCCGGACCCGGTGACCGATCGTCCCGTCCGCCTGCCAGTAGTGCTCCTCCACGTAGTCGAACGGCGTCTCCTGCGCGAGCTTGTCGAGCTCCTGTCCGCAATCGGTCGCGTTGAACCAATCGAGGACGTAGGGCTCCGCCGGAACCGTCTCAACCGCCTCCGTCTCAGTGCCTCCGTCGAACACGATCCCGACCGCTTTCGCGTGAGCGCCGGCGGACGTCGAGTCCTGCCCGCGGACGATCGTCAGCTTGAGCCCGGACCGCGCGGTGATCTTCACCCGCTCCGTTCCGACCGAGATCAGGGAACCGATCGGGACCTGATCGAACTTGTCGAGCTTGGTCAGGGTGACGGTTGTTTGGGTTGCGTTCATGGCGAGCGCCGCCGACGAGCGCGCGTTGAAAATGACTTTCGACCCGGCGGGGAGCTCCTCCAGTTTGTAAAACTTCCCGTCCGCCGCCTTGTAGGTCATGTAGCCGGGGATCGCCGCCGCGCCGATTTTCACGGGACACGGTGACGGTCGGAGCACCTCGAGCCCGAGGTCTCCGTCCGGTTGCGTCTGGACGTGCGTCCAGATTGCCCGGAAAATATCTGTCGGGTCCCACTGGATCCGGGCGTAATGGACGCCGGTGTACGGGATCCCGTTCGGGTAGGCGGCGAACCCTGCCGCCTCGACCCGCCACTCCGCCCCGGCGAACGACGAGCGGACCACGACCCCGCCCCACCGGATCTCGCCGTCCGCTTCGGCGTAGATCGCGGTCCCCCACTCCTGGAGCACAAGCTCGCCGTCATCGGCGATGAGGTCGAGCTTCTCCGGCTTGATCGTGCCGGCGAGGGTGCCCGGCCCGCTGAGCTTCCACTCCGGCCCGTCTGTGGCGATCGGGAGCTCCCACTCGAGGAACTCGCCGGTGAGGATCCGTTGAGCGATATAGCGCCACTGGACCCGGTGAGCCCGGTCTGGGACCGGGCTCGGGCGGTAGACGTACTGCTCGAGGGTCGCCCTTGAGCCGGTCGCGCGGAGGGTTCCGATCCCGCCAAGCATCGTCGTCCGGATGAGTTTCGGACGCCCGGTGCCGGCGAGCGAACCCGCCCCGGCGAGGCCAGCGGAGCCGGTGCGGAACTGCTGAGCGACTCCCCCCCCTGTCAGCGTGCCGGCGCCGGAAAGTGCCCCGGTTCGCGTTGTGGCTGTTCCTGTAGCTCCGAGCGTGCCGGCGCCGGAGAGGCCCGCGGAGCCCGCGGAGGACCCTGCCGCGGGATAGACCTCGACCGCGATCCCCGTCCATGCCGACACGGGAGCGGAGATCCCGGCGTTTTCTGATCCCGCCGCGCCTATGTCGTCGGTGTGAGCGATCGTCGCGGAGTAGTCGGGGGCGGCGAACGCCGCCGCGTCCTCGACCATTTTCGCGCTGAACACGCCGGGAGCCCGATATGTGCGCGCCGCCGAGGATGCGTTGTAGTCGCATATCCCCATCGAAATAGCGGAGTTAGCGACCGGGAGCGGGAGGGTCAGAGTAACAGTCCCGCTCGCCGTATTGCTGGACGCGGACGCCCCGACCCCGCCGTGATTGCGGTACACGTGTGCGGCGAGCCACCATGCCGCGGAGAAGTTGCTCGTGCAAGAAATCGAGACGTTCGACAGTGCCCCGGTCGCCTGGACCGTCCAACAATAGAGCCCGGCCCGGTTGACGATGTTCACCGAGCGGAGGAGCGTTATCGCTCCCGGCCCGGTCCACGTCGGAGTGTTGAGGGCGAGTCCGCCGTCGCCGGTGTACCCGTAGATCAGGAGGAGGTCGCCGGCGGCGACGTTGAACGTCGGCGTCGTGCGAGTGCTCGACCCGCTCGTTCGGTCCGCCGCGACAATAGTCGCGACGAGTGTCGGTGGCGCCGCCATGAGCTAGATCGTGGTCTCTTGAAACTCGATATCCACTGAGCCGAACGACGCCGTATCGGCGTAGATGTTTTTGTTCCCGTTCGACTTGTTTCCCTGGAGGCTGAGCGTCTGAGTCGTTCCCCGGAGGTTCGCCGGGATCGCCACGGTGTCGCCGGCGCCGAGGGAGAACCGTCCGACGACGTTCGTATAGCTGGTCTCCTGATCGTAGGCGGCGGCTTGCGTGACGAGCGACCCGAGGGCCACCCGGAAGGCGCCGTTCGCCGTCCCGTTCCCGCCCGAGCTGGAGGTGAGCCGGTCGAGCCGGGCCCCGTCGACCCGGGCGACGAGGACGGCGCGGACCGCCCACGTCGGAATGTCGATCTGCCAGAGTCCGAAACCCCAATTCACATAGGACGCCGAGGTGAGGTTGTAGACGGTGCCCGGGTTGACGGTGTAGAGCCGGCGGTCCTTCTTCGGGCTCGCCATTTTGCGGAGGTCTACGATCATCGCGTTTGTGATCGCGGACGTCGAGGCGGGAATGTCGATCCGGGCGAGGGTGACGGCGGTATATCCGAGGTTGAGGTCGAGGACGCTCCGGGTCGTGTTCGGGACGCCGGAGATAACGCGGGTGAACATGTAGGGCCCGGCGGACACGTTCTGCGGCGCGCTCCACCCGGAGCCGGCGATGTTCGGATCTTCCACGCGACCGATGACGAGATCGGACCGGCCAGCTCCGGCGCCGGTCGCTGCTATCCCGATCGTGTCGAGGGTTGCCATACGGGCGACGTATGCCTCGTTCGCCTGCGAGCTGCCGCGTCCGAGCATTGAGCAAGCGCCCGTGGCGACCTGGACCGAGGCGCCGGGGGTGCTGAGCGCCGACACTTTGAGGTCGCCGGCGCGGAGGATTCCCTCGCTGTCGTTGACCCCGTAGTCGGCCAGTAGCCGGACCACGGCGTCCGAATGGATCGCGCCGCCCCCGATCCAAAACGGAACCGGATCCCAAGCCATGAGTCCTCCTAGAGTGCCGAGTAGGCGTGGCGCCAAGCAAACTGCATTGACGAGAGTCCAGTGTTGTCGATCCCGGACAGGCTTACGGTGTAGGCCCCCGGTGAGAGGGCGGCGCGGTCGAGCCTCGAGTCGCGGGTGAGCCGACCACGGAACGACGCGCCCGACCGGTTCGTGACCGAGCGGCGCCCTGGTCGGGTGTCGATCGTAACCGTCGCCCCTTGGATAATCGTCATCTGTAGGGCCAGCGTGTAGAGCCCGGACACGGCGACGACGGGGTTCGTGATCGGCCCGGTGATCGAGATAACGGGCCACACGGGAAGGTCTCCGCCGACGACGATCGCCCCCGGCGAGCTGTTGCTCGGAGTCGAGGTGAGCGGGGACACGAGCGGCGACGAGAGGCCGGCGCCGGAGTACGGGGCGACGAACCCGAGCGAGATCCCCGTGTCCTCCCGGTCGTAGAACCGGTCGTCCATCGCTTGAAAGTCACACTCGATCGTGACGAGGCCCGTCTTGCGCGTGTCGTCGTTCGGGACGAACCGGCGCGGCCTGCCGTAGAGGAGCCGCTCCCGGCCCGCGTTGCGGGTGCTGAGGGTTGCGTAGGCCCCGGGCGTCCACCGGATCGTGTCGCCCCTCCACGCCGTCGCCACGCCGGCGGCGAGCTCGAGGGCCTCCTGCTCCGAGCTGCCACGGCACGCGATCGAGAACGTGACCGCCCTCCCGCCCCGGTAGTCGGCGCCGAACGATTGCCCATCCTCGCGAGGGTTGTCCGTGTCGTCCGTGGCGAGGCTGACGTCTCCCACGGTCGGCGCGCCTCGGAGCCCGATCTGATTCGGGAGCCGGAACGGGTTCGCCACCGGGTCCCACCCGCCAATCGAGAACGCCGTCCCCGGGTACTCGAGGAGCCATTCGCCGTCAAGCATGAACGCCGCCTCTCGAGATCGTGCGGAGGTTGAAAGACACTTCCGCGAGGTCCTGGTGAACGTTACCCGAGCTCTGGAGGGTCAGGTTGCCGATGTAGGGCCGGTCGTCGCCCCCGCCGAGGTGCTCCGCGGTCTGCCGGGCGTTGAGGACCTTCTCGCCGCCGCGGAACTTCCGGAGCTGCGGATTCACCACGAGCTCCGGCCCGCGCTCCGCGACACCTCGGACCCCGGCGGTAGCGGAGGCGGTTCCGTCCCCGTACCAATTGTGAGCCTGAGAGTGTGCCCACGCCTTCGACGGCGACCCGTAACGGTCCTTGATGTAGCCGAGGCCCCACCGGATTTGTGTGTTCGGGTTCGTCCTCCAGTCGCCGGCGACGCTGCCCATCTTCGACCCGGGGAGCGACTGAGGGATTCCGTAGGCGCCGGAGCTCCGGTTGACCGCCTTGTGATTCCACCCGGACTCGCGGGTCCACAGCTTGTTGAGCGGGACGAACTGAGCCGGCCCGAACCCGGCGGCGAGCATGAGGGCGAGCCCTCGAGCCCGGTTCGACCCGCCCGTGGCGACGTCCCCGATCTTCGACACAACGCCGCCGACCGCGCCGGAGGCGGTATGCCACAGCGACGAGGCGAACCCCTTCACCTTCTCCAGGACGCCGGACAGGAGCCGGCCCGGAGCTGCCTTCACGGCGCCCTCCCACCCTTCGGAGCCGAGGCGCCCGAGGCCGGCCTTATCCATCGCTGAGCGAGCTCGGTCCGCGAGGAGTGCTGCCGGGTTCGCGAACTTCCCGAGCCACGACGCCTTGACCGGCGCCCCGCCGCCGCCGTCCCCGCCGCCGCCGATCCCGACGAGGTTCGACGCGCCGAGCCGCTCCCGGAGGTTCGGCAACCATGCGTAGTGAGGCGCCGGATCGTTATTGCGTCCGGAGAGTCCGTTCCCGTGACCGGGCCACGAGAAACGGATCTGAGCTGAGCCACGGTTGCCCGGGTCCAGGAGCGAGGCGGCGTGATTATGCGCGCCGGACCCGACCCTCGAGCGGCCCGCCACGTTCCGGGCCCACGACGCAAACCCGACCTGTCGGAGGATCTTCTCCTGCCGGATCGAGCCGGGCGAGAGGTCCGCCACTCCCGGGTAGTTGTGGGAGGTGCCGGAGGCGGCGACGTGCGACCCGCCGAACCCGCCTTGCATGACGCGCATCGCGATCCCGGAGACCTCCTCCGCGAGCTTGATCTGAGCGGCGGCGATCCTGGAGATTGACTTCCCGTCCATGCTGGTCCGCCCGGACGGGTTCGCGAACGCCGCGCCGCCCTCCGCGAATCCGGGGAGGTGAGCGTGATCGCCCTCCTCGACCGCGGCCTTCCGCATCGCCGCCACCCGGGCGTGACCGCCGGCGGCGCGGACCTCACGCGCCGTCCAGACGTGCTCGTTCCCGTGGACGACGCCGGCCACCTGGTCGTCCGACCCGGTGTAGCTGGTCGCGCCGCCGGTGCGGAACCCCTTAATTTTGATCGGGTCGCCCTTGAACTTATCCCCGAGCTTGAGCTTGTCAATGACCCAGTTGTAAGCGCCGATCAGTCCCGTATTGATAATCCCGATCACGGACACGATCGGGGCCTTCATCTTCGCCTTGAGGCGGTCCCATATGGCGCCGAGGGCGTCGACCGTTTTCCAAAACCGCCCGCGGAGCCCGGTCGAGTTGTTCGTACCGAGGATCGACGTCACGGCGTCCCGCCCGGCGCCCACCGGGTCGGAGAGGACCTTCCCGACCGCGGCCCATCCCCGCTTGAACGCTCCGACCGCCCAATCCTTCGCGGACGACAGTCGCCCCCGGAGCCGGGTCAGATGCTCGTCGCCGGCCTCCCGGCCCTTACTGATCGCGCCCGACAGGACGCCGGACACGGGCCCCCACTGACGCTTGAACGTGCCGAGGGCCCACGTCTTAGCCGAGGAGAATCGGCCCCGGAGTTTGTCGAGGGCCTCGTGTCCTTGCTCCCGGCCCTTGTCGACGGCGCCCGAGATCGCGCCCGACACGGCGCCCCATCCCTTCCGCCACGTGCCGCGGACCCACGAGCTCGCCGCCGAGAAAAACCCGGTGATCTTCGCCCACCCGTCCTTGATGAACGAGACCACGGCGCCGAACGCCTTCGGCACCCAATCCCGGAACCACCCGAACACGGATTGCACGATCGCGCGAAATCTCGAACTATGTCGGTACGCGTAGATCAGTGCTCCGACGAGGAGCCCGATCGCGACCACCACGAGCCCGATCGGGTTCGCGGTGAGGGCGGCGTTGAGGACCCACTGTCCCGCCGCCCACACTTTCGACGCCGCCGCCGCCGCCTTGCTTGCCACGGTCGAGGCCACGGTCGCCGCGGCCCCGCGGATCCGGGACAGGGCGCCCACGTTCTCGACCGCCGTCGAGGTGGCGGTCGCGCCCTCGACCCCGCGGAGCGACCGGGCGAGCTGCCAGTTAGCTACGGTGAGCGCGATCGTGGAGCCGAGCTGGAGGGCGAACCCGACGAGGGAGTCCTTCCCGACGACGTTGTTCGCGGCCTGAGCTGCCTTGTAGGCGGCGAACCCGGCGATCAGGTAGGGGAGCGCCTTCCCCACGAGGTCCATGTGATCCGCGACGAACCGGAACCCGACTCCCATCGCGTCGAGGGTTGGCTGAATCGCCGGGAGCGACGCGAGGAAATCGGTCAGCATAGGCCCGAGCTTGCCGATCGCCTCCGCGACTGAGCCGATCGCCGCCCGGACCGTCCCCATATCAATATTGCGGAGCTGGTCCCATAGGGACTTGAACGCCGCCCCGATCGGGGTCAGGAACTCGAGGACCTGCCCGCGGTGCTCGACTAGATACTCGAGCCCTTGTGCGAGGAGCTCGACGCCTCTCACGCCGGCGTGGACTACCCGCGTCAGGATCGGGAACGCCTTCGACAGCCCGAACGTGGACGAGGCGGCGTTGTCAAAGAACGGGGAGAGGCGGTAGAGCGAGTCCCCGATCGAGGACAGGGCGTCGCGGAGCGGGCCGGCCTCCTTGCTCTTGGTCGCCGCCCACCACGCGCGGGCCTGGTCGCGAAGCTCCCCGAACCCTTCGGAGAGGTCGAGGAGGACGTCGACCGGGCTCGAGTCCTCGAGCCACCCGAACGACTCCCGGAGGTTCTTCGTGTAGTCGTGCTCCGCGAGGACCGAGTAGAGCCCTTTCCCTGCCGTGATAATCCAATCAATCGCCGGCGGGACTTGCTTTAGGACCCGGCCCGCCACCTCCGCGGCGCCGCCGAGCCCGTCCTTGAGGAGCGGGATCACGGGGGCGATCGCGGTCGCGAGGCCCTGCCCGATCGTGTCCTTGACGGTGCTCCACATTCCGTTGAGCGAGGCGGACTGTTTCTGCATGAGCCCGTCGAACCGCTCGAGGCCCTTCCCCTCCGCGAGGGCCGTCATCATCTGCTCGAGCTCCTTGCGCCCGAGCTTGCCGGTCTGAGCGAGCTCCGCGATCTCCTTCTTGCTCTTGCCGGTCGCCTTCGCGAGGAGGTCGTAGACCGGGATCCCCGCGTCGCGCAACTGATTGAGGTCCTCCGCGGTGATCCTGCCGGCGGCGTTCATCTGCTGGAGGGCCACGGTCGCCCGCTTCACGCCTTCCGCCCCGGTGCCCATCCCGGAGGTTGCGTTACCGAGCGACGTCATAATCGGGATGACGTTCTTCGCGTTCACGCCGGCGGAGATCAGGGACGAGGCGGCGGTCTGGAGCTCCGGGAACTCGAACGGGGTCGAGGCGGCGAACCCCTTAAGGTCGTCTAGGAACGCCTTCGCCTTCCGCCCGGAGCCGAGCATCGTCGTGAACGCGATATCCGCATTTTCGTTGCCGGCGGCGATCTGGACACCCATCGCGAGGCCGGCGCCGCCCACGGCTCCGAGGGCGGTCGCGCCGGCGGCGCCGAACCGGGTAATCATGCCGAGGGCGGGGGCGAGGGAGAACCTCGAGATCCCGCGGGACGCCTCCCGGTGGAAAGACTGTCCGAGGTTTGACCCGGCCCGCTCACCGGCCCGCCGGGCGTCGCCCTCGATCCTGGTCGAGAACGAGCCGAACCGGCGATGAACGGCATTGAGCTCGCCCGGGACGGCTCGGTCGTCAATGTGGACGCGTGCTGCGAGCTCTCCGAGGTCGAGCACGAGCGACACCTCCGGGGATCGAGCGAACACGGTCTAGCTAGCCGGAGGTGCTACAGGGGCCAGATTACAGGGCCTACAGCTCCGGAGGGTCGAGGGCGAGCCCTAGACGGGTCTGAGGGATCCTGACGAGCTTGTAGCCGTCCTCTGTCGGCGCGTAGTGGATCACCGGCGGGACGGTGAGGAGGCCCTCGATCCTCACCCGGAGCCACCGGTAGGTCCTCGAGCGGAGGAGCCGGCGGTCGGACACGTCGAGCCCCCGGTCCTGGAGGTCCGCCTCGATCGCGTTCCACTCGCGGAGGACGTCCTCCCACAAGTAACCGCCGGTGTCGCGCTCCTCCGGGGCGTCGTACCACCGGGCGAGCCCGGTCGGCCCTACCTCGCCGTAGGCGCCTTCTTCGCGGCCTTCTTCTTCGGCTGCCGGTCCCGAGGGGCGGCGGGCTGAGGTGCGTCCGGAGCTTTTGGGCGGGCCCCCGAGCGCCAGAAGTTGAGCGCCGCCGCCTTCCCGAGCGCGGTCCAGATGAGCGCCGTCGACCCGACGTGCGAGATCCTCTGCCAGTCGAGCCCGTCCGCGATCATCTCCTCTCGGACCGGCCCGAGGAGGCGTTCGTAGATGTCGGACTCCTCCTCGTCGTTCAGAACCGCCGCCGTGTCCTTCTCGACGGCGCCCTTCGCTGCCACTTGCTCGCCGGCCATGACGAGCCGGGAGCACAACAGTCCGAGCTCCGCGTCCGCCGGCGGGATCCGGTAGACCTTCCCGCGGATCGGGAGCTCGAGGTGATCGTCAAAAAACGCGTCCAGGTCCTCGAACCCGTCCGCCGTGGTGAACGCTGCTGTCTCGACGGTCCCCTCGAGCACGACGGGCGGCGGGGTCGCCTGAGCTGCGGCGAGGTTGCGGATTTCCTCGATAACGTCGTCGGCGCGCGCGCCGTTTGTTGCTTCGGTCATGTGCTGCTCCCTGGCTGTTGGGCCTCCGGCTGTTGTGTTGGGCGGCGGCGCGGGCCAGCCAGAGACACCCGCGCCGCCGGTCTACAGAGACCTACGCGTAGGTCAGTTTCGTGTTCGTGCCGGTGAGCGAGGCTCCGCCCGGACCGGTCACCACGAGGTCATACGTTCCCGCCGCCTTCGCGACCGCCTTCAACGCGAGGGACGTATCCCCGATCGGCGCCCAATCGGTCGCCGCGACGGCGGTCCCTCCGATCGTGACGGCGGTCGCCGTGGCGAACCCGCCACCGGACACGAGGACGAGCGTCCCGCCGGCGACCGGGAGCGGGGTCACTTCCGGCGTGACGGTCGCGACCACGGGGGCGCCCGCGACAGTGTTGTCCGGGTGCGTGATCGGGAGGCGGACGCCTTGACCGGTCAGCGTCAGTCCAGCGGTGGAGAGTCCGTCCGGGCCGGCGCCGTTGTTCGTGTACTGGACCGCGACGTAACCCTCGTAGGCTTCGACCTTCGGACCGCCGGCGCCGTTGAGCTCGTAGTAGCGGATATGGGCCGTGTTGCTCGGACCCATGTTCGCGGAGCGGAGGCGGAGGTACTCCTGCCCGGGATCGTAGGTCGTCGGAGCCGCGGCCACGACGCCGCGGCGGAGGGTCGCGGTCGCGCCCCATTCCTGAGTTGTCACGGTGGACGAGGTGTAGCCGCCGGAGTCATAGTCGGAGTCGGCCTGGAGCCCGGGGGTGCCGGTCGGAGCGAACTCCGTCATACCGAACACGCCGGTCCAGATAGGGGCGCCGATCCCGTAGTTCGTGTCGACGTCCATCGCCCACTTACGGGCGAGAGTAGTAGCGCCTAGCGCGACGCGTGTAGGAACGGGCATGTCCTAGTTCTCCTCTTGGTGAGCGGCGTCGCGGTCGACGTTCGCGGTCGGGGTGATCTTCGCGGGATCGAACGCCGGAGCGTCCGGGCCCTCGTCGGAGGAGGTTGGGGCCGTCGCTTCGGCCAGTCGGCGCCGCTTCTCTGCGGCGGTCCCGGACTTCGGGAGGTGGGCGCGTTCGAGGGCTTCGGTCAGCTCGTCGCCCTTGAGCTTCTCCGCTTCGTCCTCGGAGATTACTTCGGTGTAGGTCGGGTCGTGCCGGAGCCCGTCCGCCACAACGTCGAACGCTTCGATCCGCGCCTCGTGGCCCTGGAGCTGGTAGGTGAATGTCGCCATGTCGTCGTGTCTCCTAGATTCGGTTCGGGGCGGGCCGGTGCGCGTCGATGTAGTAGTTCGAGCTCCAGGACCAACGCCGACCGTTGTCCTGTCCCAAGCTGGCGGACGAACGTCGGAGGCACTGAGCAATCCTAACGCCGGTCGACAGGGTGAAGTTTGTCCGGTTGTGGAGCGTGGAGAATATGTCGTCGTCCAGGTCGATGACGTCGAGCGGGTTCGACCCGGACCACCTCGTCCGGACCTGGAGGCCCTCGAGGCTCATCGCGTCGTCCGGGTTGTCTGAGATCGTCCAGGGGGCGAGGACGATGTGACGGTCCGGGGCGTCGGGGCCGGCGAATACCCATATCGCCGTCTCCGCCGCCGTGTAGGTCTGCCCGGGGAGGATTTTCCATGAGCCGTGACCGGCGTCCCGGAGGAGCTCCGCGAACCCGATCACGAGCCGGCGAATGAACGGCTCCGTCGTGCTCATATTCTCATCGTCGCCCGGACGACGCGGGCGATCTCCGCCCGCTCCTCGCTCATCGCTTGCTCGAGGAACTTCGACCGCCGGCCTGGGTCGTGTTCGTAGTCCTGCCGCTCGTGCTGGAGGACGGCGTATTCGGTGTCGTAGGACGCCGCCGAGGTGGCGGTCCGCTCATCCGTGGAAACCTTCCCCGTCCCCTCCAGCTCCCGGCCCGGGTCGGTCGGGATCGTCCTGTCCGACGCGTCGAGGAGGTGCCGGGCTCCACGCTCCGACGCCTCGACCGCTTTCCGGTGGATCACCTCCGCCACCTCCCGGCCATTCCAGGAGGTCCACCCGCCCGAGGTGCTCACCGGAGCGTCACCTCGAGGTGATCGGCTTCCGACATGTCCCCGAGCTCCTGCCGTGACGTGGACAGGACGTAGGTCCGGCGCCCGTTCACCACCACCCGGGACTCCAGAGTGAACCGCGACTCCTCCGCGAGGGACGTCCGGAGCGACGTCTCCGACACAACCTCGTCGCCGGACGCCGCCCTGACGAGCTGCCGGCGGTCGTCAATCGAGCAACGGACCGCCCGCGCCGGACGGTAGCTGTCGCCCATCGCGTTATCCCCGAGGTACGTCTCCACGGTGACCGTATGAGGCATGAGCCACAACGGGAGCCCGCTCACGCGACACCGCCGAGGACCTTGTAGCGGGCCACTTTCGGGTCGACCATGTAGGCGGACTCGAACGCCATTTGAACTCCGCCGTTCGTGAAGCTGGACACGCGCGCATCCCGGGCCGAGCCGGCGGACTGAGCTAGGGAGGCGATGAGCGGGAGGAGGTCCGGCGGGCACTTTTCGAACCCGTGAGTCACGTCGACCTCGAGCGTGCCGGCCACCCATCCCCACGAACGCGCGAGGAGCCCGTCCGACGAGCTCCAGCCGGTCAGGGCGGAACCACCCGCCCGGACCGCGTTCACGACGACAGGGGCGCCGGGGAGATCCCTCGTCGGGAGAACGATCTCGTCCGCGAACCCGGACCTCCCACCACGTCGACCGAGGAGCCGAACCCGGAGGGTCTCCGACCGGCGCGGGGCGATGTGCCACTCGACCGCCGCCCGGAGATCCGCCACGGCGACGTCGACCATCGTGTCCGAGAACGAGCCCCATTCGGCCAGCTCCACGGGTGAGACGAGGGTGTTCGTCACGGCGTCCTCTCGAGAGTGAGTGAGGGCCGGCGTCCAGGGAAGCGACGCCGGCCCTCGAGGGTGCTACTTGCCGGCGGGCTTGTCGACCGGCGCGGCCTTCATCTTGACCGGCTTCGGCGGGTCCTCGCCCTCGACCACGGGCGGAGCGGTTTCGCCGGTCGGGTCCTCCGGGGTTTCGGTCGGGGTCGACGGGTCCGCCACCTTCGCGGCGATCGCGCCGTTCACCTCCGGGAGCCGGGGGCCGTTGTCGTCCTCGACCGGCTGGAGCTCCGCGGCGGCGCCGAGGTTGAGCGGCTCGTGAGCGCGCTTCGACACTGCCTGACGCTCGCGGGTGGAGGTTGCGGCCTTCACCTGAGCGGCGGTCACCTCGTCCACGGCGCCGAGGGCGGCGGCGCGACGCTTCTCCGCGTCCACGTCACCTCCGCGGGCCATGCCGGAGGCGATGAGCCCGAGGGCCTCGTCCTCCGGGAGCTCGACCTCCGTCCCGGCGGGAGGCCACGCCTGCCCGTTCCGGGAGCCGGTGATATCACCGGTGAGGAGTACCTTCATCGTTCCTGCCATGTCTGGATCCTTTTCTCGTCAGTCGGTCGACACTAGGCCGGCGTCACGCGCGATCGCGAGTAACGCGTTGAACTTGCCCACGAGGCTGTCGAATTCCGCCTTCGTGGGCGGGTCCGCTGCCGCGGTGGCGGCGTTCGTGATCGCGGGACCGTTCGCCCACGATGCTTTGTCCTCGTCCCATGTCAGCGGAGGCGCCATGAGAACTCCTCTCCGGGTAGAGCGGAGGGCCCGGGAGCGACCCCGGACCCTCCAGCACGTGAACGGCTTAGGACGCGCCGCCGATGATGTGCTTCACGGCTCCGGAGGTGTCGATCAGTGCGCCGTCTCCGCGGAGGAGCGCCCGGAAGGTCACGAGGTCCGTGTTGAACGCGTACTCGTCGGAACGCTCGAACCGGATCCCGCCGGCCAGCCGGACGAAGTAGCGGGAGAAGTCTCCGAACAGGACGGACTTTGCGCCGATGCCGGTCGCCGGCATGAACGGGTCCGTGAGGACCGGCTTCCCGAGGATCATGTCGGGGGCGCCGGCGACGAGGCCCTGCTGCCAGATGTACTGCCCGGTCGTGTCCTTGACCTTCCGGAGGGCGCCGACGCTCGTGTCCTTCATGAGCCACGCGGCGTTAGGGGCGTTCCGGTAGGCGGCGATCAAGCTGTAGTACAGGTCGATCAGGTTGTCACCCGAGGGCACGCCGGCGACACCGGTCGGGGTCGTGACTCCCATCGTGGAGTCGAGGACGATCCCGCGCGGCTGTGAGGTGCCGGTCCCGACGACGAGGTGAGCGCCGAACGCGTTCCCGAGGGCCCGCCCGGTCTCCTCCGACAGGTAACCCATGAGGTCGACCGCGGAGTCGTCCACGAGCTCCCGCGAAACCTGGACCATCACGCCGTACTTGAACGCAGACAGGGACGCCTGAGCGAACGCCGGGTCCGAGACGCCGATCGCGGCGGCTTCGGCGACGAGGCCCG